GCGGGATTACTACGAAACATCTCAAGGGCAAGTGAGCGTGGAACACGATCACTAGCATCTGAAAGATCGATCGTTGCTAATCGACCTGTCTTCGAAGCAATTATCGCCAAACGTTGATTGATCGATTGGTCACGAAAATTTACATGACCAGCCGAAAATTCAGCAGTCTCAATGACGTGATATAAAACGTCACGGAGACCCTGTTGTGCATATTGCATGCAAACAGGTTCTATAGCGATAATTCGGGGACTCTTCAACGTCTTCGGAACAGAAATAACCCTTACGGGCTGTTCCTGTTCTGGCAAAACAATCGTTACTACATTGAGCTCCGGAGCATCGAGAGGTATACCGATTGGGTATGCCGAATCGATCAACGGGAAGTAAGGCTCAAGACGATCGTGCCAATTACGCCAAAGATATTTCTGATTTCCAGAAATACCCTCAGCAGTAGCGCCAGGTCCATGTTGGGGACGACATTCAAGTGGATTAATATCCACAAGAGCGCCATCCCACAATATAGAAGAGACCGAAATAAATCTTTCGACATCTTCTCTTGACGCAGAGTACGTTTGAAGAGATCGCTCGATCTCGGTGAATGACGAGAATGCGGCCGCCGTCCTTTCGGGCGTGCAGTCGACCTCAATCTTTTTAAAGGCCAGACAAATTTGTCTGACACCTTCAACAATGGTTGGGGAATCGTCAAAATCATCGTTAACACCTCCAGTCTCACGGTCAAAGAGTTGACTGAGCATACCTTGCAAAAATGCAGGGATTGCTCCAATCTTCCGAAAATTTCGGAACATTGTTGAGTCAATTGCTCCATTGGCGAGAGCTCTTTCGAGATCTCGACAAAACAGGGGCAGGGTTATCGTCAGAAACGATAGACCCTCACTCTTGACCCGTGATCTAATAGTTACTAGATCACGTAAATCTGAGACATCAGCGATGCACTTGTTGCATGCATCTATATAGATGCTGTGCAACAACTTCAGAGAGTCATTTACATGGCTTTTCAAGATACCCTCCAAATCGGAAGGAAGATCTTCCAGCCTTGTAACCCCTTCCTGTTGTGACGAGGATGCCTGGATTCGAACCAGGTCGCCGCCTTACGGGGGCGAGACCAATCATCCTCTACACCGCTAACATCATAATGATGCTAGCAATTACTAGCACCAACAATAATCGTAGGAGATCGATTGACGGACGAGATTAACTCTCGCCGCCGAAAAGTTTGCCCACGATTGTTGAGTCTTCCCAGGCTGAAAAGCCTGCGACTTGCTGCGACAATTGAGTAGCGGTAAACCCGAAATCGGGTCTATCCAAAACTCGTTGGTCGACTAACGTGTCATAATCATTGGTTGAATCCAATGGATTAGTCACGATAGCTTTCTGAGTGAAACGGATCAAAGAACGAACTCGTCCTTTAGATCTCGTATGGGAAATTTCAAGTTGAAATAACCCATCCGCGGTCGCATACGTCGAGCCGGTAATATTACCGTTCGATGTCGTAGCGATTCGGGGCATCACTTTAGCAACAGCATTGACTGTGATAGTAATAGGATCGGAAAGAGCCAAGGTTGACCTCCTTAGTTTTGAGGTTAACTGCCGCGGCCACATCCTTTCTCAAGGGACACAGCTTGAAGAAACGGTCAGTCGATAGATTCATCGGCCAGACGATCGGGATATCCCGAGCGCGGCGAGAATCGAAAGACGCCATGGGGTTAAAGTATCCCATGGCGAGTCGAACCCAAATGGACTACCTGATGCCATCCTTTGCTTCACTTCAACATTACGATGAAATGTCGCAAGGACGTCACCATCATTAAACGCCAACGTCTGATATAAGACGACGCGCCTAATGGTGTGACTCATCACATACAGGTATTTGGACACTACGCCATCGTATAGGGCCTCAGTCACACGGTCTAAATTTCGACCGATGTTGAGACCTTGATCGATGAGCCATGTCCAAGGAGTAGCTCGCCAGACGGAAGACGGCGAAATTCTCAGACCCTGCATGGTCATCCATGCATAGGCAGCTGAGAGACCCGGATAGTTATTCGGGTAATTCGTGTCTTGATCAGGGATATAGTACCGGAATTCTCCAGAGGTAGTTATGAGAGTATATTTTTCCTCCCATACCTCCCACTTGGATTGTCCCGGTCTACAAAGCAAGTTTTCGTGGACGTAACCCATGGGTTCAACCATGAAGCCACTTCCACTAGCAAGCTTTGTTCTCTGAATATCGTCTTTGAGGGTCCGCCGTACATGTTTCCACTTCCCATTATCACGTTTCAATTGATCGTAATATTGGAAAAACTTCAAATTGTTCTCATTGAACTTTTGAAGATCGGAAATAAACGGAGCCCAGCCGAACTGATGGTTAAGGTAATGGTCACTAACGGCACCAGGTGCCATTATGCCCAAATTCGGGGGACCATGCTTACTGAAGATAGTTTTACCGCCGAGAGTCTCGTACGCTTGTGCGAAACCCTTTGCGGAGGTGGCGAGCATAGGCCCGACATCTCTAGCTTCAGAAACAGCAGTGAAACCCGAACCCTTTTCCAGCTTAGGCGCAGAACGAGCCCACGCCTCCTGACCCCATGAACTTATATTAGGTACAGCAAATGTTGGAGAATGCAGCTTACCGAAATTGGTATAAGCTGATTCATACTCGTCCCCAGGAAACTGAGGATTCGTATAACCTCCAATGTATCGCAACGGAACATAACCGTAGCCTGGAACGTTATAAACGCCAGACCCGGATGTCCGCGTACCAAAGCCACCGACCTTTGGTGGTGGCATCACGGCCTTAATATTCAAGAACGGACCGCCACCGTTCCAAATCAGTTGACCTTCACGAGATCTCACCTTTTTATGGATGTCGTCTCGAGTAGATTCTGATTTAGAATAGGGCATCGCAGGCATCACAGTGATCGGTGAACCAAAATAATTGATCCACTGACCATTGTAAAATATCTGCATTGTACCAACCCGAAAGGGTTTATCCTTGTTGGGAAAAGGTACAACCTGAGTCTTGAACCGTGATCCGAAATAAGTCATGAGCTAACCTCCATTTGGAAATCAGTTATTGTTGGTCGTTAGACCACTATCACTGAGTAACTGATCGATGATTCGAAGAGTCGCATCGCTGCTAACTCTAG